TGGTTGCGATTGATGTAATTCCAGATGTGGTTGAAAAATCCAGATTGTTGCACGAATATAGTGAAGGTTTGCGGAATGGGTTTTTTGTAGATGATTCTAAACAGGCAGAATTTTATTGTTGTCCTTCTGAACAGTTAGACAACCGACATAATTTTAGTAAGAAATACGCAGAACATTTTGATACTGTATTTTTCTCGCCACCCTATTATGACCTAGAAGTATATACCGGCGGCGAACAGTCACACGAATCTTTTCAGACATATGGTGAGTGGCTGGAGGGTTATTGGAGACCAACTGTAGAATTATGTCACCGTTGTTTGAAGCCTGGCGCGACATTTAGTTTTGTTATTGTACATGATTACGGTGCCGCCGGTAAGAAAACACCAATTAGTGATGATATGAAAAAAATTGCATGTGACTACTTTGAATACGATAAGTTATTGAATATTTCGTGGGGTGGTTTTAGCGCGGCAGAAGGTGCGGCAGAGAAACGTAAAGGTTTACTTGAAAATTTGCATATTATGAAAAAGGCCAATACATGATTGAGTTCCAAAAAGTCAGGTGGAAAAACTTTCTATCTACCGGAAATCACTTTACCGAAATTACCCTAAACCGTTCAGCCTCAACATTGATTGTTGGAGAGAATGGTGCAGGGAAATCGACAATTCTTGACGCATTGACTTTCAGTCTGTTTGGAAAATCTTTTAGAAAAATCAACAAACCACAATTAGTAAATTCGGTTAATAGTAAAGATTGTGTGATCGAGATAGAATTTAAAATCGGTAAAGTTGGTTATCTGGTTCGACGCGGAATCAAGCCTAATATCTTTGAAATTTATATCAATGGCAAAATGTTAGATCAGGATTCGAAGATTCGAGACAGTCAATTGTATCTCGAAGAAAATATTCTAAAACTTAACTATAAATCTTTCACACAGACTGTCATCTTGGGTAGTGCTACATTTGTACCATTTATGCAACTCAGCGCAAACGACCGTCGAGACATTATTGAGGACATTCTGGACATTAAAATATTTTCGTCTATGAACGAACTGTTGAAAGGTAAATCTGCAATAGTCAAAGATGCTTTGTACAATAATGAAAAAGAAAGAGAATTGCAGAACTATAAGATAGAGATGCAAGACCGTAGCATCGGAGATGCCAAAAATTTAAAGAAAAATTCTATCAAAACATTTAAGAGTAAGATTAAAACGCAAAAAGTGGAGCAAAAAGAACTATTAGAGTCAAACACCACACTGGCCGACACAGTTAATGCGCTCATCGAAGAAGTGGTGGATGAGACAAAAATTACTACTAAAAAACGTAAGATGGATAAGTTAGAAAATCAACTATCAAATAACTCTGTTAAAATCGACAGTGAAATTGATTGGTTTAAAACTAACGATGTATGTCCGTCTTGTCAGCAGGACATTAACGACGGCCATAAAAATTGTATTGTAGAAGAAAAGGGTAAGAAGAAAGATGAGTTGACTGACGCAATTGCATCTTTAAACGAAGAGATGCTCGCAGTACGGGCAAAACTCGATATTATCAATGAGAAAAAAGAAACTCTTTATGATACAAAAAATATCATGCATAATAACGTGATGAAAATCGACTTTATACAAAAAAATATCGACGGGCTCGAGGCCGATATCGACGATACTGAAAATAATAATACGAATGTCAAAAAACTAGAAAAAGAACTTAAAGAATTAAATGCAGAACTTAAAAGTTTGGATACCGTTCGCGGAGAATTGGTAGACGATAAAAATTACTTTACGGTGGCAGGACAATTTTTAAAAGATACTGGTGTAAAGACATCGATCATTAAATATTATCTACCTATAATGAATAAGTTGATAAATCGTTATTTACAAGAAATGGATTTTTATATCAATTTTACAATGGACGAAAGATTTGTTGAAAACATAAAATCTCGCGGCCGCGAGGGATTTACCTATTCTTCGTTTTCCGAGGGAGAGAAAATGCGAGTCGATTTAGCATTACTTTTCACGTGGCGAGAGATTGCCCGTATGAAAAATAGCGTGAATACAAATTTGTTAGTTCTTGATGAGGTTTTTGATAGTAGTTTGGATGCTACTGGAACAGATGAGTTCTTAAAACTTTTGAACACCTTGGGTGGTAATAATGTATTTGTCATATCCCATAAGGGCGATATTCTTTTTGACAAATTCAATGAAACTGTGAAGTTTCAAAAAGTCAAAAATTTCAGTCAGATTGCCGTGGAATGATAGATAAAAATTTAGAAATGGTATTGACAATCCCTGTAGAATCTGGTATTATTGAAGTTATAAGAATCGACTCGAGGTACGCAAATTGAACTATACACCATACAATATGAAAGATGTCATTGAGGCATCTAATCAAAATAAATTTAAAGTGATATCAACTTTCGCGGGTGGCGGAGGCTCTTCTACTGGATATCGACTTGCAGGCGGTAAGGTTCTGTGCGTGAATGAATTTGTTGAAGAGGCGTGCAATACTTATGCAGAAAATTATCCAGATACGCCAATTCTGNCCGGCGACATTAAAGAGTTGAAAGGTGTTGATTTTTTAGACGCCGCTGGTGTCGGTATTGGGGAAATAGATATATTGGATGGTTCTCCGCCGTGTTCTGCATTCTCTGTGGCCGGCAAGTTGTCTCACAACAGTATTGAAACCGAATACCTAGATTTTGACGGCAATATTCAAATTCGTAAAGAAAGTGGTAAACATTCTGATGGTTGGGGCCAGACTAAAAATTATTCAGATGGAAAACTTGTAGAAAATATCGAAGATTTGTTTTTTGACTTTTTACGAATTGCGGACGAAATTCGACCTAAAGTTATTATCGCGGAAAATGTTAAAGGCCTTACTATTGGTGAGGCCAAAGAAATGCTGAACCAGATTTTAAATCGGTTCGAAGAGATTGGTTATAATGTTTCTTACAAAGTTTTGGACAGTAGATACTATGGCGTTTCTCAGACTAGAACTAGGGTTATCTTTATTGGAGTTCGACAGGATATTGCGGAAAAAGTTGGATTGAATTTTATGTCAATTCAGAACGTATTTCCGCCTGCAAGTAATGTTATCATTCCATTAAAAGATGCATTGATTGATTTGGTATACGACGATGCAGAAGTGCAGTCTTTAACTGAAAAGTTTTCTAGAACTGCGTATTGGATTCAGACGGGTAGTAAAATGGAACTAGATCCACCTAAAGTATTGACAGGAATGGATTATCACCCCAAAGGTCACCATTTCAATCTCAAACGTGTATCTCAATACGTCCCCGCACCAACGCTAACGGCGATGGGAAGCGCTGAGACAACCGCTGGTGCAATGCATTGGAATGAACCGAGGAAACTAACCTTAGGCGAATTAAAACGCATACAATCGTTGCCAGACGATTTTAAATTAACTGGTAAATGGAATCAGAAGGCCGAAAGAATTGGCAGAATGGTTCCCCCTATTATGATGAAACATATTGCATCGTCTGTATACGATGTTGTCTTGAAAGGACTAAAATAATGGCTGACTTTACTTTCGCCCACAGAGAAGAAGGTTTTGACGAACATATCGACAAAAGTATCCGTGGTTATGCAGATTTGCTTGATGATGTTATTTCTTTGTCGCGGTATTTTGTCGAAGATGCTACAAATGTTTATGACATTGGTTGCTCTACCGGAAAACTGACTCAAAGAATGTTAGAGGCCAATCAAGACTTTTGCGCCGAGGCTAATTATGTCGGAATCGAGATTGCAGATGGGTTTTATAACGATATATTGCAGAGACAGGCGCATATCAATGAAATACATCCTTGGGCGTCAGTCGATCTGCGCCACGAAGATGTTAGGAATACCAGCCTAGAAAATGCATCGCTTGTCACTTCTATTTTCACTCTACAGTTTATGTCTAAAAAAGATCGCCGCGAAACTATTCAGAGAATCTATGATAGTTTGAATGAGGGTGGCGCCTTTATCTTTTCAGAAAAAGTTGTCTGCGAAAATGCAAATTTTCAAGACATGTTAACTTTCAATTTTTATGATTTTAAGAGAAAGACTTTTGATACTGAAGATATTATGGATAAAGAAAGAACGCTTCGCAGTATGTTGAAACCTAGTACATGGACGGAAATCCGTGAAATGATGTGGGATGCAGGATTTAATGAGGTCCAACCTTTCTGGCAAAATCATATGTTTGTTGGTGGAATTTGCATAAAAAATTAAAAAAAATACGCTCACGCCCTTGACAGAATCATCTACGCCTGATAGCTTATAGGTAAGTAATAAATAATGATTCTCTGAAAGGGATGTGTGAATGTCTAACGTATTATATACGAAAAACTCTAAAAGTCTCCTCGCCAAGTTAATGGCTGAGGAGAACCTATCAGTTCAACACCAAAATGTTAAGACGGCTCACTTTGATGTGGTTAATCGAATTTTGGTTGTTCCAATCTGGAAGGAAATGTCAAACTGTCTTTATGATTTGTTCATGGGTCATGAAGTAGGACATGCCCTGTGGACTCCTACCGATATTGATGTATTGAAAGAAGCGATTGATCGTTCCAATAAAGACTTTATCAATGTTATTGAAGACGTGCGTATTGAGAAGAACGCAAAGAAAAAATTTCCAGGCCTCCGTCCCCCATTCTATCGTGCATATCAAGAGTTGCATGAAAATGACTTTTTTGGTACTAAAAATATTGACATCAAAACTTTAGGTTTTATCGACCGTATCAATATTTTTTACAAATCTGCAATGACAGATTTTGATGCCCAGAGTTTATTTCGTGATGATGAGATTGGTTTTGTGAAAAGTGCTTTAGAGACTGAAACGTTTGCAGAAGTNGCAGATCTTTCCGAAGAAATTTATAATTTTCTCAAGGCGAAACAAGAATCTGTTGAGTCTGTATTCGATCAGATGCAGATCAATATGTCGGGCAATACTGAACAGGGAGATGACTCTGGCGAAGATGGCGAATCTGATGATGTAGAAAATGATGAAAGTTCTGACAATCAAACCGGCAACTCTGATTCTGATGATCAAGACGATGCAGAAAAATCAGATGGGCAAAATGACACTGACGGCAATGGCAGTTCTGATAGTACCGATGACGTGGATGAAAAATCTCCAAGTAATGAGAATTCTGAAAAGAGTGATGAAGATAGTGGCCGCGGTGATATTCAGAATGGCCCTGCCGGTGGTAAAAGCTCAAATGATGAAATCGAACAATTTGATGCAGAAAAAGAGTTTGGTTCTGTAACTGATAAAACTGCCGCGGAAAATATGGCAGAAATGGTTGATGAAAATGCAGCTCACATTGAATATCTGACAATTCCAGATTTCGATTTGAAAAAATATGTTGTCAATAATACCGCCGTTGCAAAAGAAATTTCGCGTGTAAAAGGCAATTACTTAGGTTCGCACTATCATAACATTGTGGACCATACACAACTTTACCAATCAGTTTTGAAAAAAAATTCTGCTCAGATTTCTTATCTGGTAAAAGAATTTGAGATGAAGAAATCTGCCCAGGCATATGCCTCAAGTTATGAGTCAAAATCTGGTAACATCAATACAAGCAAAATCTGGTCATATAAAATTAGCGATGATATCTTTAAGCGTAAAAGTAATGTGCCAGAGGGTAAAAATCACGGTATGGTGATGCTGATTGATTGGTCTGGTTCTATGAACAATATGTTGTATCAGACTGTTGTTCAAACTATCGTTCTGGCGACATTCTGCAAACGTGTTGGAATCCCTTTCGATGTATATACGTTCACAGACCGAAAAAATGTTACCAACCGTGTAGAAGATGAATATCAGGACTTCGCAACCGATCCAGAAAATATTGGTAAAATCCAAATTGATAGCGATGTGGTGTTGCAACATGTTTTATCGGGTAGTAAAAATTCCACGCAGTTCAAGGCGCAGTGTAACGATCTTCTTTTCATTGCCTATGCCGCGCAACACTTTTATGGATCCTGCACTCAGGCACCTACCGATGCAGTTAGTTTTCAACTTGGTGGAACTCCATTGTGTGGCGGACTGTTGATTCTTGATAAAGTCCTCGCCGAGTTTAAAAAAACTCACGGCGTCGAAAAAACAAGTTTTATTGTATTGTCTGATGGAGATGCGGCCGATGGTGTTACTTATGTCAACAAATCTAATTTTTACTCAAGTGTTCGCGATTGGAACACTAGCACAAGACGGCAATTTGTTGTGACTCATGAACGCACCAAAAAAACATATGTCTGGACCACTGGTAACAAAGGAGTATATTCTGAATCCCAGAAATGCCAAGAGTTTATTTTGACTACGATCAAAGACATAAACAACGCATCCTCGATTGGGTTTTTCTTATGTGACGGCCGGCATGATATCGGTCACGCAATTCGTAGTTATGTTTTCCGGAAGAATGCTGGAAGATTTACTAATTCTTATGAAGTTTCAAAGGCGAAACGCCAGATGAAAAAAGAAGGTTTTATTACTGCTACAGATTGTGGTTTCGATGACTATTATATTTTAGACATGCGTACCCAATCGGCACAAGATGATGATTTGGAAGTTGACTCTGAAATGACCAATGCAAAGATCGCAAAAACTTTTGCGAAATTTCAATCTTCGAAAAAAACAAGTCGCCAAATGATGAATAAATTTGTCGATAATATCAAATAAATCTTGCAGGGGGGTTGACTCTCCTGCTTGTTTATGGTAGCTTAGAGTATAGAAAGAATCACTACCGATTCGAATTTTTGTAATGTTGTCACTGAAAGGACAAAATATGTGGAATGTAAATAACAAATCTGAGTTTTTAACAAAACTTATCGAAACCAACGGCCCAGTAATGTCGAAGAAAGACATTCGCTCTGCCGCAAAAGATTTTGGCGAGGCCCGCCCCCAGTGGTTGACCCAATCTGAATTTCGCTCCGGCCACGGACAATATGATCTATCTATGGCCCTCGCCGCGGTTACTGGTAACGTTGTCCAGATAGCCCAACCAGTAGTGCCACAGGCCCCTGCGCCAGTCGCCCCCGTTTTTCAACTTC